ACCAATTATAAAGAGACTTACAGATGTGCCCAAACCCCTTGGATTGTTTCTGAGGTTAAGGAAGCGACAAATAAGTCAATTAATGTGAAGAAACTTTTCAAATTCTATACAATTTCTGACGGTAACGCCGCTAATTATCAAGTGAAAGTGTCTATCCAAAGGATTAGACCTGATGAGGGATTGTTTGATATTTGGATTAGGGATTTCTATGACACAGATGCTTCACCTGTTGTTTTGGAGAAGTTCATTAACTGTTCAATGGTTCCTGGTGCCAATAATTATATTGGTTATAAAATTGGTACGTTTGATGGTGGTTATGTGGCTAAGTCAAAATATGTGACAGTTGAAATCGCTGATGAGGATGGTATTGAATCTTGTGTACCTTGCGGTTTCCTTGGTTATCCAATGCCAACTTATGGACTTGGTGCTGAGGGTAGGATTGATATCGCCTATAACACGATTTTCAATGATGCTATTAAACCTAAGAGACAATATTTTGGTCTTAACAATGAGATTCTTGATGTTGATGTTCTTAACTATAAGGGTGTGACCGCATATGAGAACGGAAACGGTGACGCTGACCCTAATAAGATTACTAACGGTTTCCACCTTGACGCTATTCTTTCAATGCCTTATAGGACTTTGACTGATATATCAGGTGAGACAGTGGATAATCCAATGTCAGGCGTTCCAGTCTTTGTTGATTCAGAAAGTGGTTATACATTCACAACTGTTGACCCTATGCAGAAAGCCGCACAGTCCGTAAAAATCCCAAGACTTTTCAATGAGGACTATGTTAACGGGACAATTTATGAGGATATTAATTTGAGAAAATTCACTGTTTATCCTTATGGTGGTTTCGATGGTTGGGATATTTACAGACCTGAAAGAACCAATAAAGACGATTACAAAGCATCTAAATATGCTATTGTTAGTGGCTGTCCTTTCAGTGTGATTAGTTCAACTGAACTTGCGCTTGACCCTACACTTAAATTAGGTCTTCCTGTAAATGCCATCAATACTGACTATTACGCTTATCTTGCAGGTTATAAACAGTTCGCTAATCCTCAGGATGTTGATATCAACCTTTTCGCAACACCAGGTGTTGACTATTCAAATCATACACTTCTTGTTGAGGATGCCCTTGATATGATTGAGGACAGTGAGGACGGTAGAGGCGGTGATGCCCTCTATATTATCAACGCACCTAAGGATGTCAATGAGGACAAGACACCTGAGGCTGTAGTTGACGAACTTGAAGACAGTGAGTTGACATCATCATACGCTTGTACTTATTGGCCATGGGTGAGATATTATGATGCGGACGCTAAAATGTACACTGTTCTTCCTGTGACTAAGGATGTTGTGAGAAATATGGCCGCTACTGATAACAACAGTTTCCCTTGGTTCGCACCAGCTGGTACTGAAAGAGGTAATGTTGACTGTATTAAAGCGGATATCAAAACAACATTGTATGATGAGGATACACTTTACGAAGGTAGAATTAATCCAATCAAGTCTTTCGCACAGGATGGCGTTAAAGTATGGGGTAACAAGACCCTCTATACACAAGAAAGTCCTCTTAATAGAATTAATGTCAGGAGACTAATGCTTAGAATTAAGAAACTTGTCACAGAGGCGGCTAAACACCTTATCTTTGAACAATATGATGCAACACTTGAAAAACAATTCAGGTCATTGGTTGAGCCAATTCTTGCTGATGTTAAATCAAATAGAGGTATAGTTGATTATAGGGTTGTTACTGAATCAACACCTGAGACAAGAGACCAACATATTCTCCCATGTAAGATACTTGTCAAACCTACACCTGCATTGGAATATATCTCCATCTCATTTGTTGTATATCCAGAACAAATAGAATTCGAAGAATAAATTGATAGTCAAATACTTACGAAAAAGTCACTAAATTTTTAGTGACTTTTTTTGTTTTTAAAATAAAAATTTTGTAATTTTACACAAAAAAATAGACAAAGAAATTAACAAAATAAAAAAATTGATAGAAAAAATAGATATCATATCGGAAAGAAATGGACAATTGCGGAGGTATTTTACTGAGTTACCACAAACAATTGATATGATAATTAGTGAAGGTGTTTTTAAATCATATGACGCTGAAAAAATATTCAATATACTTAGAAAAGAATATGATATTGGTTTTGAACATGATTTTTTGAATAACAATAATGATATTGGTATTACTTTTGACACATATCGGAAAAATGAACGTGAATATGGTTCTGATGAGGTTAGTAGTATATCAATGATAATTCCCAAAGAGTTTAAGGACATTGAAAAGATAAAACAATTTTTTACGGCTTGTGGTTGGACATTGGCGGTTGTTAATCCATATTACAAAGATAAAGATTTTTTTGTATATTCTTTTGAAAAAAACAGACAAGAGGATATGATTAAAACGTCAAAATATGTTTATCATTTAACACCAACTAATAAGTTAGATAAAATTCTTAAGAACGGATTAACACCACATTCAGGAAACAAATTAGGTGAGCATCCTGAGAGAATATATTGTTTTTTGGATAGAAATTTAGATGTAAACTATACTTTTTTCGCTGATGAGCTATATAGCTCAACAAATAACAATAAAAAGAGAAATGTTCCGTATACACTTTTGGAAATAAATACTGAGAAATGTGGAAACATAAAATTTTACGGTGACCCTAATTTGGTTAGAGCCATTTGGACTTTTGACAACATACCACCTGAGGCAATAAAAGTGATTAATAAAAATATATAATTTATTTGTAACATGGAAAAATATTGTGAAATAGTTAATTTTAAAATCGCGAAGATTTTGGATAACAGAGTATCGGATTATAGTGACACACCAAGTTACGCAGGTGAAGATGGTGTTGAAGGTACTACTGATAATTATCTTGGTGTAAGAAAATATAAAGAAGGACAGTTAATTGAAGATGAGGATTATATATATGGAAAATATTATAAAGCACCAACATATGCTGAGGTTTTTGATTGGTTGTCTGAGAAATACAATATTGTCATTGAGATGATACCTGTATATACATTTGCGTTGAATGATAGGACAGGTTATTTTTATACAGTGTGGAAAAGGAATGACAATGACAGCAAGTATGAACAGATATTGAGGGATAAGGATTGGTTTGGGTCATTTGAAAACACAATAGAAAATATAATTGTAAAACTTAAAATAAATGGCGTTATCTGATAAAACACAAAGATTTGGTACAACTGAGATTTCAGACCCAAGTTTTCACCTTGAAATTTTTGATAATTTATATGCAGGAAATCTTATAATAACAAAAAGGTTGACTGATAAACTTATTGATAAAATAGTAGAGAATAAGGAGAAAATAATCTTACACTGTACTGTGACTGGAATGGGTGGTAGTAAAATAGAACCACTTGTACCTAAAAAAGAATGGAGTTATCAACAAGTAAAGAAACTTATTGATAAAGGTTTTCCTGTTAAACAAATTGTTTTAAGGGTTGACCCTATTGTGCCAACTGAAAAAGGTGTTGAGACAGCGATTAGTGTTATTGAGTTATTTAGGGATTTAGGTATAAAAAGAGTTAGGATATCATTTCTTGATATGTATGAGCATGTTAAAGAAAGGTTTAAAAATGAGAATATTAAGTTACCATATAACACCTTTCATGCTGATGAAGATAATAGGTGGAAAGCATTTTCAAAAATTTTTGAAGTTTGTCAAATGTTGGATATGAGGCTTGAGATGTGTGGTGAGCCACCGGTTGGGGAGCCGTTTGAGTTTAAAACAACACCATGTCTTTCTCAAAAAGATATTGAAATATTGGGTTTAACTGATAAAATCACACTTGTTGGCAATAAAAACGCAAGAACACACTGTGGCTGTAGTGAAAATAAGACTGAATTAATTAAAGATAAACCACATCAGTGTAATAATAAGTGTCTTTATTGTTTTTGGAGATAGTTCGGCATGATTTTTGTAACTATAATAATATTTAACTTAAAAGAAAATAAATTATGCTACAATTAAATGAGATAAAAAATCTGATGTCACGAATTGGTGAACAGGTAAAGGAAAAGACAATTTTTAATGAGTTGTATAATATTAATAATATATACTCATTACAAACACTTAATGAAGAAACATTAAGTAGAATTATTAATAAACACGGTAAGGATGGTTTTGTTATTGTTTCAGCAAACAGAAGTGGTTTGGATAATGAGACCAATAATAAAAACACAAAAAATCTTATTAACGATTTAAAAACATCACAATATGCTTATTTTCCTGTATATGGTGGTTATCATGGGACAGACGGTGTTGTAGATAGTTATGAACCATCTTTTATTGTTTTCAATCACTCTAAAAACAATGGTGAACTAACTGATTTTTCTGATTTAAAACTGTTTGCAATACAAATGTGTGGAAAATATAATCAGGATAGTGTTCTTATTAAGGAGCCTAATGCAAGACCATATTATATTAATAAAGATGGTGAAATTGTTGGTAAGGCAATATCTGATGACATTGATTTAAATAATCCTAACAATGAGTATTATACATCAATGATTAAATCAAATAATCTTGACTATAAAAATCCCGAAAGACTAAAAAGATTTTCTTATCCAATACAGTTTGAGTGTTATATGAATCCATGTGCGGATACTTTAAATGAACTTAGGAGAAGAAAAGAAGGTTATGGTGAAATAGTTTTTAATTTTGGTAACAAAGAAATTTTTTAATTATGCAAAATACTTGGATAACATCTGATTTTCATTTTTTCCATTATAATATTTTGAAATTTCAGGAAGAAAGAAGGAATATTCTTGGTTTGAATGAATTGGATATGGAAAATGTTGATGAAGCCGTTGAAAAACAAAATCAATGGCTTATTGAATTATGGAACAAAACCGTTAAAAAACAAGACATTATTTATTTTCTTGGTGATTTTTCTTTTGCTAATAGGGAAAATACCGAAAAACTACTTAAGAAATTAAATGGTAAGAAACATCTTATTGTTGGTAATCATGATAAGTCATTGGTTGGTCTTGAAAATTATTTTGAATCAGTCAACCAAATAAAAGAAGTGAAATTTAACTACAAACAATATGATTGGATTGATTCTAATGAGACATTTTGTATTGAAATTTGTCATTATCCACTATTGACTTGGAATAGACGGACACATGGTTCTTGTATGGTACATGGTCATTGCCATGGTTCTATTGATAACCTAAATATACAATCAAATGAATTAAGGGTAGATGTTGGTTTGGATAGTGTATTAAGTAATTATAAAATACTTAACATAAAAGATGTTTATAGTTATTTTTGTAATATCAGGAATAATGCAGGTTGTGAAACCTTTCAGGAATATGCTGAACAATTAATGAATAAACAAGGAGTGAGAATGTAAAATTAAGGACTGATATTATATCAGTCCTTTTTCCATACATATTTAATCAAGCCACAATCATATATTTTTTCGTAACCTAATTTTTCAGTCATTTCTTTTTCAGTCATTGTGAGTGGTAAACCATATTTCTTATGTAATATCTGTTTCCTGAAACCAAACTTGTGTTGTCTGATTAAACCATCCTCAAATTTGAAATAATGATAATCTGGATTTGTGTAAGAATCAAACTTAAAACCTAATTGTATATAAATATTATTTTCCTCATCTACAGTCCATCTTCTGTCAGCAAATGATTTTATTTCAGTGGGACTGTAGTTTCTTACAAAATAACTAAACAATTTACCGCCAACACCACAACAAATATAATTATAATCACTTGCAAACCTTGTTAATTCCCATTTGTCACAGTTTTTCTTTTCTTGTTTAAATGTCATTACACCAACTAATTCATTATTATAATAACAGCCTAAATATATTGTGGATGGGACAAATCCCTGAATATGAAATTTGTCAAGAAAATCTCTTGCAATGTTTTTGTCAATTTTTCTAATATCACATTTTCGACCATAAATTTTAGGTGAATTATCACATTTTCCAAGAATATGTTTTATTTTGTTAAAAACGATGTCCTTATGATTGATGTACTCATCTTCAAATATCTGAAGTAATTTAATACTCTTTTCTTTACATGCGTTGAGTTTTTTAAGATGATAATTTTTGTCTTTTCTGTATTTAGTGGAATGCCAAATGAGACCATGATACTCAATACCGACTTTAGTTTTGGGTATATAAATATCCAATTCAAACGGATTAATTACCGACCTGTCACCTTGTATTATTTCATCAGAAAATAAACTTTGACAATATTTATATATCTCATTTTCAGCTTTGGATAATCTTACTCCACATTTAGGACAACCATGACCTAATAAATGACTGTGAGGGGTTTGTGAAAAATCACCGTGTATTGGACATGTTATTGTTATTGGTACACTTGTATTAATGTATTCGACCTTACTATAGTTATATTTATTACCATGAACAATATTGAATTTTTCTATTAAACTATCTAAATCAGTTTTCTTTTTTTCTGAAATCGTTTTATAACCACATAATTGACATCCTTGTTTTTCATTAATATGCATTGTTGGTCTTTGCCAAAACTCACCATGTTCAGGGCATATTATACAAACATTAGTATTACTATTAATATATTTTACTTTACTGTAGTCATATTTATCACCATGTATTTCTCTTGCCCTCTTAATGAACTCATCTTGTGTCAGTTTTTTGGTTTGTCCCTTTAATGAATTTCCACAAAAAGGACATCCAACACCTTTAAGATGGTCATGTGGTGTCTGCCAAAATTCGCCATGTTCTGGACATATTATACATACTTTTTCGAAAGCATTGGTATATTCCACTTTTGAATAATCATATTTGTCACCATGTATCTCTTTTGCTTCCTCAATAAATTTCTCACTGGTTTTTTTTGTTTTTTCGGCACAGATTTTTCTTCCACATTTTTTACATCCGTAACCTTGTATGATGTGTGCTTTAGGTGTCTGCCAAAATTCTCCATGCTCAGGACAAATTATACAAACTTTGGTTGATTTGTTGACATATTCAACTTT